GGATGAGTTGGCGAGGTGTCAGCGGTATTACTATCGGCTTGGCGGGTCAGGTAGAGCTTCTACCCCTGGTGCATCAAATGCAAGTCAGGGATATGTTGATATCTTTTTTCCTGTAACTATGCGAACTTCTCCTTCATTTAGCAATGGTGGTGGGTTTACAGTTAACAACTTTAGTGCAGCAGGAACCCCTAGCGACATAAACTTAAATGTTGTTTCAACGACAACTGCAGAATTGTCCATTATAGGGGGCGTTTCATACACACTGGGAAACAGTATACTTTTGTATGAAGCGTTTACAAACAGCGGAAATTTAAAATTTGATGCGGAGCTATAATCATGGACAAAATAAACATCACATCCGCTCAATACATCAACAATACAATGACAGGCGAAACAGCCTGCATCACCGCAGTCATTGACGGTGTAACTATGAGCGTCCCCCTAGACCCAGCCAACCGCCACTACGCTGAGATCATGCGGCAGGTTGAGGCTGGGACGCTTGTGGTAGCTGAGGCTGACTAAGAATGAGTCAGACAGAAGGTTGGCACATATCCCGAAGTGTCCCCGCAACTCTCCTTCTTGGCCCACTAAACCCTAACAAAAGGTAAGCTAAATGTCTCGTGACTTAAGTACAGATACAATACAAAGTATATCCGCAGACGTAGTATACCCTTTCTTCGCCGTAGAACTCCAGTTTGATGGGGCAAATATCTTACGGATGTGGACAGGTCAGGGAACTCTTGTTCTTGACGATGGAAGTCAATGGGTAGGCTTGGGTCAACTCTTAGACATATCCACCATTGAAGAAACGTCAGAGATGGCAGTTAAGGGGGCTACGTTAACCCTTAGTGGCGTACCCTCGGAAGTGCTATCTCTGGCTTTAACTCAACCTTACCAAGGTCGTGTGGCTAAGATATACTTCGGTACTTTTCTACTGGGTAGCCTACTACAAGAGTCATCCTCTTTTATCTTACTGCAAGATGGTTCTAAGATTAACCTTGAGACATCCTCCACAAACTTTAACGAGTTGTTCTCAGGTTACATGGATCAGATGAATATCCAAGAGGGTGCTGAGACATCTACCATCGAACTCATGGTTGAGAACAAACTTATTGACCTTGAGAGAGCTAGAGTAGCTCGGTTTACCTCTGGGTATCAGAAGTCAGTTTACCCCGGTGATCTTGGGTGTGACTTTATTGAAGACCTACAGGACAAGAGAATATCTTGGGGTCGGGCAGAAAGTAATGGTTAAGTATCAACAAGAGTTTCTAAGCCAAGTGCAATCCGACATAGAACCTTTGATAGAACTCCATTGGGAAGAGATAGCACTAAACCAAGATAAGATTAAGTTAAACCCTGACTGGGACGCATACTCTGATTTAGAGACACGGGGTAAGCTAAAGATATTTACAGCTAGAGATGACGACAGGCTTGTTGGTTACTTTGTCGTTATCGTAGGCACTAACCTCCACTATAAAGACCACCTGTTTGCAACCAATGATATTATCTATATGCACAAGGATTACCGTAAGGGTTTTGCTGGCATTAGGTTAATTAAGTTTGCTGAAAGACACCTTAAAGACGATGGTGTTTCTGTCCTGACGATTAACACTAAGATACACCAACCTTTTGATGCAGTCCTTGAGAGACTTAAGTTTAATATGGTTGAGCGTGTGTACTCTAAATACCTTGGGGGTAAATAATCATGGCTGTATCTGCTGTTGTAGCTTTAGCTTCCACTGGGGCTGCTGTTGCCGCTGGTACGGTAGCTTTTACGTTTGCTGCTGTTGCCACAACTTTTGCCGTAAACTTTGCCCTTGGTGCTGCACTTAAGGCACTCACACCCAAGCCTTCTATCGGAGGTTCTAACCGTGGCTATCAAACTACAGCTATTGGCACTGCATTAGACCATCAGATTATCTATGGTAAGGTTCGTGTTGGTGGCGCTCGTATATACGATGAAGCTACAGGTGAGAATAACAAGTACCTACATCGTGTTGTTGCTGTCGCTGGGCATGAGATACAGTCCTTTGATGAAATCTACATTAACGATGAGATTGTAACATTAGATGGTAGCGGAAATGTTACCTCCCCAAGTAAGTACAACGGTAAAGTCCGTATCAAGTTACACTTGGGTTCACCAGATCAAACTGCTGATACCTTCCTTGTAGATGAGTCTGCCCACTGGACTACTGAACACAGGCTCCGTGGTATTGCTTATATGTATGTACGGTTAGCCTTTGATGCTGATGTATTCCCCAATGGTATCCCGGAGATCACAGCTACCATTAGTGGCAAGAAAGTATATGACCCCCGTACATCAACGACAGCATGGTCAGATAACCCAGCTTTATGCTTAAGGGATTACCTAACGTCCTCTTATGGTATAGCTGAAGACACAGCTAACATTGATGATGCTTTGGTCATTGCTGCTGCTAACGTGTGTGACCAGACTAACACAGATGCGGGTACAACACGTTATACTTGTAATGGTGCTTTCACTACAGCCTCTACTCCTTACGACATGCTTAACGGTATCCTAACGTCTATGGACGGTAGCTTATGGTATGCTCAAGGTAGCTGGAGAATGAAGCCAGCATATTGGACTGCACCTGTACTTGACCTTAATGAGGATGACTTACGTTCTAGTGTCAGTGTATCCACACGTCACTCCCGTAGGAATAACTTCAATACTGTCAAGGGTACATTCCGTGGAGAAGAGAGCAACTGGCAGACTACCGACTACCCACAAGTAACTAACTCAGCCTTCCTTGATGCTGATGGTGGACAGGAGTCCGTAGCTGATGTTGACCTACCATTTACAGATAACTCTATTGAAGCTAGACGCATTGCTAGAATTTCGCTGGAGCGTAACCGACAGCAGCTTACTGTTAATGCTTCCTTTGGGTTAAAGACACTTCAGGTACAGGTGGGTGATAACATCCGTTTGACTAACACTAGGTTTGGTTGGGATAACAAAGAGTTTGAAGTTATAGCTTGGAACTTTGGTCTTACTGATGGCCTTGATCTACAGACACAGATGACCTTACGGGAAACTGCTGAATCTGTATATGATGAAGTTGATGATGGTGTCGTCTACGAGAGAGATAACACAACTCTCCTGTCACCATTTGATGTTCCTGCGGTAGGTTTGGCAGCAACAGTTAGAACCCAAGTAATCCGTGAGAAGCTAACTAACATCATCACACTCAATGTTACCTCTGGCGCACCTGAGAGAATTGACTACGTTGAGGCTGAGTTTAAGCTGTCCTCTGATACAGACTGGATTACGCTTGGCACAGGTCAACTTGGTAAGTTTGAAGCTGTAGACCTTGAAGATGGTGACTATGACTTTAGGGCTAGGGCTATCAACACCTTTGGTATCAAGGGTGAATGGAATGGGTTAGATGCCATCAATGCCTCTGGTCTACTTGAGCCACCATCTGATGTTACAGGCTTTGTAGCTGAAGTTAATGGCCCAGTTATTACCCTCGACTGGAACGCCGTACCTGATCTTGATCTGTCGTATTACGTTGTACGATATTCCCCTGATCTGATTGGTGCAAGCTGGGGTAATGCTTTAACGTATGTCGATAAGGTATCTAGACCAGCGTCTAGTGTTTCAGTTCCAGCTAGGGCTGGTACATACATGGTTAAGGCTGTAGATAAGTCAGGTATTACTTCAGTTAACTATACATCTGTAGTTGTGCCTGTAGCTAACATTGAACCTCTTGCTAATACCTTGAGCCTCACAGATAGCCCAACCTTCACTGGTTCTAAGACAAACGCTGAAGTTGTGAGTAGTAACCTTCGTATTGACGATTATGTTACAGCACCATCAGAGGGTGAATACTTATTCAGTAACTATATAGAGACTGGCGACAGTACCGTTAAGAGATGTCGTGTTTACGTCAGTGGGCTAACGACAAGACATGATGATACCGCAGGTTTATTTGATGACCAGCCGGGGTTATTCGATAATGCTCCCGGTTTGTTCGACGACTTGGGTGGCGGAAGTCAATTCTCAGACACTAACATCATAACACTTGTGTCTATAACACAGGATGATCCGGCGGGTTCACCTACTTGGTCTGACTACAGCGCAATTAAGGTTGCAGACCTTAGTGCAAGAGCGTTTAGATTTAAGGTTAAACTTACCTCTGTCGCAAACAATGTAACCCCGTCTGTTTCTGCACTAACAGCTTATGTGGAGTATAACTAAATGTCACAGAATGATCTGGTGATCTCAAACCAAACCTTTCCTGCTACAAGGGCAGACATTACCTCTGCGTTACAAGCTCTAGGTAGTAACAATAGCGGCCCTTCTGCGCCATCTACAACTTATGCTAATATGATGTGGTATGATACTAGTGCTAACATTCTTAAGATTAGGGCTGAGGCTAATGATGCTTGGATTAACATAGGGTATCTTGACCAGAGTTTAGACACATTTAAGATACTTGATGACACTATTGTCGCTACAACTGGTGGTGCAACTACAGGACTTATCGGAGATCAATCCACAGCTACTTGGCAGTCTGGTACGGGGACTACTGAAAGTCTTGTCTCGCCAGCTAAGGTTAAGGCTTCTGTTATAGCCAATGCTCCAACTTACAGTCAGCCTACAAGTCTTGGGGCAGTTGGCACTTATGCTCTTCTGGTAATACCCACTAGCGGCAGTACCATTTCGGAAGGCACAACTTACGCAGGAAGTGGACTTAGATACACCGGATTTAGAATAGCTAGCGGTGGATTCGCAGAAGCCTTCAGTGCTGGCGCAGTCGGCGGGACTCCTAGTGGCACTTGGAGAGCCATGGGTACGTCAAATAACAACAGTAGCATCTGGTCGGCAAACATTTTCCTGAGGATTTCATAATGACTATTACAATCACAAAAGTTCGTAATGCAAAGTCACTACAGTCTGACAACCTCCGTATGGACGTTGAGGTCAACCATCCCGACTACGGGTGGATACCTTACACTGTTGACCCCTCCGACACTGATACAACAGTTGACAACGCTGCTATCCTAACTTTGGTTGGCTCTAGCTTCACACCGTATGTGGCCCCGACCCAAGCCGAACTAGACGCAACAGCGGCAGCGGCAATAAGAAACGAAAGAGACTTTAAATTACTCGCTGAAGTTGATCCTGTTGTAAGTAATCCCCTTCGTTGGGCTGACATGACGACAGATAAGCAGACCGAATGGGCTGACTATCGTACCTCACTATTGTCACTTACTGACCAACCGGGTTTTCCTGATAATGTGACGTGGCCTACTAAACCAGAATAAGGATGTACTAATGCCCTACAAACTTGGAACACGCAGCCTACAGAACTTGTCGGGTGTTAACCCTGATATGGTCGCTGTAGTTAAGAGAGCAATCGAGATCACTGAGGTTGACTTTACAGTCATCGAGGGTATCCGTCACATCAATCGTCAGCGAGAGTTACTCAAGGCTGGTAAGTCAACTACCTTGAACTCACGACACATCACAGGTCATGCTGTAGACATGGTTCCTTATCCTGTCGATTGGGAAGACCTAGAACGCTTTGAGCTTATGGCTGAAGCTATGAAAGAGGCAGCAGAAGAACTCGAAATTCCTATCGTATGGGGTGGTGACTGGAAGAGCTTCTATGATGCACCTCACTTTGAACTTGACCGAAAGACGTACCCATGAGCAGAGAGATGATTAACAATAATTTATCAATAGGGTTAATCTTAGGTCTCATTACTCAAGGTGCAGCTATAGTATGGACTGTATCAATGATGATGTCGGACATCGAAAGTAACCGTGACGACATCTTAGAAACACAATCTAGGATCACAAGGCTTGAGTCTGCTGTTAATACTCAGGCTGTGTCGATGGCTAGGATTGATGAGAACATTAAAGCTATTCGTGGTGCAGTAGAGACTATGGCTAATAGGGGGCGATAGTGCTATGCGTACTGGCCTTTGTTTCCTTCGGACATGCTTGGACTGACGGGGGGAACCAGTTGTTCCAATACTGTTACTACGATTGTGGTCTCCCGAAGAATGGGCTTTGGTACGACAGGGTTTACAGGGTAAGCCATAACTATGTGTGTCCTATAGAGGTTAAGTTCAAATGATTGATCCCTTTACAGCATTTGCTGCCGCTCAGACAGCCGTATCAGCCATTAAACGTGGGATACAGCTAGGTAAGGACA